TCGTCCTGTTTATCCCCGAACATGACCGAAACGGTTCACAAAGGCCCGATGACTGGTAATCTCTAGAAAATGACACTAGAACTGGTAGAAAATAAACCAGCCCTTACGGGGGCTGTGAGGCCTCGCCTGCATACGTCATGGGTCGAAGGCGAATCTAGGGTAGATGCCATTATCGAACTTGCCGAACGTATTGGCCAGCCTCTACTCGAGTGGCAAATCGTGATTTTGCGAGATATGTGCGCCGTAGATGAAAACAATCAGTTTATAAAAAAATCTAGCTTGTTAGTTTGCAGCCGACAGTCCGGTAAAAGCCATGTTCTGCGTATGCGCGTACTAGCTGGGCTGTTCTATTTTGGCGAGATGAATATACTCATTATGAGCTCGCAGATGCTTATGGCCTCTAAGTCACTAGAGATCATGGCAGGCATTATTGACCGTAACGAGTTTCTACGCCGCGACGTAAAAGGCGGCAATATCGAGAAGGCTTACAAGCGCACTAATGGCAATAACCGAATCATCCTAGAATCGGGCGCGGAAGTTCGCGTAGTAGCTGCGACTGCAGACTCTAGCCGTGGTTTAACTGCCGATGTAGTCTGGATCGATGAGCTGCGCCATGTCGGTACAGAGGCGTTAGATGCTGTCAAGAGTACGACTTTAACTCGACCTAATTCGCAGCGGTTCTATACGTCAAATGCTGGCTTTAAAGATAGCCACGTCCTAAATGACATGCGCGAAAGATCGCTAAACAAGCCGCCTAAGTCTGTGGGCTATTACGAGTACAGCGCGCACGATGGCTGTGATATTTGGGATCGATCTGCCTGGGCGATGGCTAACCCGTCATTAGGCTTATTGATAACCGAAGCCGCCATGGAGGAGATAGTCGCTACATCCGATTACAGCGCGGTAATGACTGAAAACTTATGCAAGTGGGTAGGCACAGACTTATCACCATGGACACCTGGCAGCTGGGAGGAGTGTGCCGATCCTGATCTAATTATCAGCCCTGGCATGTATTCGATGTTTGCCTTTGATCTTGAGCCACACGCAAAACGCCATGCAGCTTTAATGGCAGGGGCTATCTTGCCCGATGGCCGCATAGGTATCAGCCTGGTTAAGACATGGGAATCGGATCGTGCAATTGATGAGCTAAAGATTGCCGTAGATATTAAAGGCTATTGCGATGAGTGGATGCCTAAGCAAGTTCTATTTGATAAATACACCGGGCAGGCTATTGCCGACCGTTTACAGGTATCAGGCATAAAGGTAGAGGATTGCTCAGGATCGCAGTTCTATACAGCTTGTTCGACTTTCAAAGATTACATAGACAATAAGCGCGTAGTTCACGGTAATCAAGAATTTCTAAACGAGTCCATGGATAACGTAGCTGCGAAAAGTAACGATCAAGCCTGGCGCATTATCCGCAAACGATCCAGCGGCAGCGTAGCCGCGCCGATCAGCGCAGCCATGCTTGTAATGCATCTATCTAAGCCAATGCAGGAAGCCAAGATATACGCCTAGCGACACGCCGAACACAATCGGTAATATGCTTGACAATTTGAGAAAATCGCCCTTATGGGATTACTGCAAACTATCGGCCTACGTAGCAAGGATAAAGTGCAAGTAGATGCACAGCTAGCCCCTGCGATTATGTCCGATCGTTTCGGTAGCGGCGTCAATAGCTACGGCGGCTTGTTTAACAATGGTTACGGCGCAGGCATTATTGATCGCGGAACTGCACTTCAGGTAGCCACAGTTAGTAGATGCAGAAATTTAATTTGCGGCGTAATTAGTTATTTGCCTTTAGAACTTTATAAAAAATCTACTGGCGAAGAATTAGAAAGCCCAATATGGCTTGAGCAGCCCGACATACGACAGCCTCGAGCAGTTACTCTTGCTTATACGGTTGATAGTTTAATTTTTTACGGCGTTGCATATTGGCGCGTTACATCTTTATACGCAGACGACGGCCGCCCATCAGGTTTTGAGTGGGTTGCAAATACTCGCATTACAGTTTCAACCGATTCAAATGGTTATGAAGTTTCTTATTATTTAGTTGATGGCAACCGAGTACCAATGTCCGGTATTGGTTCACTTGTTACTTTTCAATCATTGTTACCAGGTGTATTAGAAACTGGTGGCCGCACAATTCAAGCGGCTATCGATATACAAAAAGCAAGTGCAGTAAGCGCAGCCACGCCGATGGCAACTTCTGTGATTCGAAATAACGGTGCTGATTTACCTGAAGCACAAATTCAAGGAATTTTAGCAAGTTGGAAATCAGCTCGAGCTAACAGATCAACAGCTTATTTGACCAGCCAATTAGAAGTGCAAAATATTGGCTTTAGTCCTAAAGACATGATGTATAACGAAGCATCACAATATTTAAGCACTGAAATTGCTCGCTTAATGAACGTGCCAGCATTTATGGTAAGTAGCGATATGAACAACAGCATGACTTATCAAAACGTCTTAGATTCTCGTAAAGAGTATGTCGCGTACACACTGCAGCCTTACATTTGTGCAATAGAGGAAAGACTTAGCATGGATGACATTACTCGGCGCGGCAACATAGTTAAATTTGCCGTTGATGAAACTTTCTTACGTGCAGACACTATGGCTCGTTTAGATGCTATAGAAAAAATGCTTTCACTTGGCTTAATTGATGTTGAGCAAGCACGCGAGATGGAACAGATGAGCCCATACGGATTAGGAGATGAAGATGCAATTAACCTTTAGTGGATCTATTGAAGCAATAGATAATGGTGATCGCCGAATTATTGCCGGCAAGATTGCGCCATACGGCGAAATCGGAAATACAAGTGCAGGCAAAGTAATGTTTGCGCCCGGCAGCATTACCGCAGCTGAAATATCTAAAGTTAAATTGCTTATGTCTCACGATAATTCGCAAGTTATTGGCCGCATGCAATCCATGACATCAGACGAATCAGGTCTTTACGCAAGTTTTAAAATTAGTGCAAGCACAAAGGGTAACGATGCAATTTTGCTCGCCCAGGAACAATTAATGGATGGCTTATCCGTTGGTGTTGAAGTAATCGCATCTAAGCCTGAAAAAGATTATCTCCTGGTCACTTCAGCTTCTTTGCGCGAGGTCAGTTTAGTCGAGACCCCGGCATTTGTAGGAGCTGGAGTGCAAAAAATTGCTGCTAGCGAAAGCGACACAGTAGAACAACCAAACCAACCAATCGAAACAGAAAGCGAGGCGACTGTGACCACAGCCCCCGAAACTCCTAATGAGGATAAGACTGAGGAAGCAGCTGCACCGACAGTAGAAGCAGCTCGCCCAATCATCCGACCTTCTGCATTAAATAGTCAAAGTGTCCGTTCACCAATTACAACAGGTGGCGCATACCTAGAGCACACAATCAAGGCATCATTAGGTAACGATGACTCACGCCTTTACGTCAAAGCAGCCGATGACAGCTTTACAACAAACCCAGCATTTTCACCAGTATCTTATGTACGCGACGTAGCAACTAATACAAATGCGATGCGCCCAGTTATTGATGCTTGCGGTGGTACACGTGCGCTTTCTAGCTACGGCATGACAGTGTCAATCCCTAAAATCACTGCTAACTCAACTGCGGCAACTGTTGCAGAAGGTGGCGATCCAACAGGAACTACAGCAATTACTTCAGCTTATGTAAATGCAACTGTAATTAAAAAAATGGGCTTCCAACGATACAGCGTTGAGCTCCTCGACCGGTCAGATCCGAGCTTTTATGAAATTATGCTCGCAAATTTACGGGATGCGTATGCTCAAGCAACTGATCAGTATGTAATTGCACAAATTACTGCTGGCGGTACACAGGCAACAGCAACAGCTGCAGATTCAGCAGGAATTATTTCCTTCGTATCTACAGAATCACCTGCCGTTTACAACGCAACTAAGCGAACAGCAACAGCGTTTGTATCAGGTACATCCATCTGGAGCACATTACTTTCTGCAACAGATACAACTGGCCGACCAATTTACAATGCTCAGCCAATGCAGATGAACCCAGGCGGTACTGTAAATCCAACTTCGATTCGCGGTAACGTGCTTGGTCTTGATTACTACACAGATGCAAATATGGTTGCAACTTCAATCGATGAATCCGCATTTATTATCGAGCCACGTTCAATTGAAATTTTTGAATCTCCTGTACTTACATTGGGAACAAATGTTCCAACTACTGGAGAAATTGAAATTTCACTTTATGGTTATATTGCAGCGCAGGCCGTATTTGCAGGTGGCCTACGTCGCTTTAATTTGACCTAATTCATAACCCTAATAGTCGGTAGGGCATTAGCCCTTTGCCCTACCGACCCCTACTAAGTAAGGAGTACCGATGCCAGCTAGTTACGTTACCGTAGCCGAGCTACGTGCCAATTTAGGTATCGGTACTCTTTACTCAGATAGTACGGTCGAAGAGTGCTGCCAAGCTGCGCAAGATCAAATTAACAGTTTCCTTTGGTTTGATTCTGCGCCAGTCGTGGGGACTGCATTGGCAAGTAACGTTGCGACTGTAATGTTGGCCAACCCCGGCATATTTACTGTTGGAGAATCCGTAACTATTGCTGGGGCTGGTTCAACATTTAACGGCACTTATACAATTACAGGCACTTTCCCTTACGGAACTAGCACTACAAACACCGTGCCTGCTTTTAATTTACAACTAAATTATTATTCGTTTTCGCAAGGTTTTAGTTATATTCAATACGCTAAGACTGCAGCTAATCAAAATTTCCGCCGTGTACTGCCTTATGGCACTGCAACTGGCGAGGATACAAAGACAGCTACATACGTTAATACAGCAAGCGTTAGACAAGCGGCGATGATCTTGGCCGTAGATATATGGCAAGCACGTCAGGTATCTCAGACAGGCGGCGTAGGACTTGATGGCTTTAGCCCATCGCCTTACCGCATGGGTAACAGCATGATAGGCAAGATACGCGGCCTACTAGCCCCGTACCAGACTCCGAATAGCATGGTGGGGTAAATGCCTACCGCTGCAATTACCACGCTGCGTAGCACCATCGCAACGGCTTTAACCAATAACGGCGTATGGTCTGTGTTTGCCTACCCACCAGCGACAATACTCGCAAACAGCTGCGTGGTAATTCCGGCAGACCCATATCTCACACCCAGCAATAACAGCCAGATAACTATTTCACCGCTGGCTAATTTTAAGATTTTGCTAACCGTGCCAATGTTTGACAACCAGGGCAACCTGCAGGGCATTGAGGATTTTATCGTTGCGGCTTATACAAAACTAGCTGCATCTAATCTTGTATTTAATATAACTAGCGTTAGCGCGCCCGGCGTATTAAATGCAGATAGCGGCGATCTATTAACAGCCGAATTTAATATAACCATACTAACGAGCTGGAGTTAAACCATGAGTAACGAATCCGATCTAGCTTGGCTTATTAAAATTGGCCAAGTGAAAGAAAACGCAGCACCATCTAAAGCCACTACTAAAACAGACGAGGAATAAACAA